ATCAAAATAATCCATCTGGGATGTATTAGTCAGATCTCCTGTCATCTTAAAATTAATAGATAACTCAGTAGGTTTATCTTCTGATGTATTAAACGTAACTTCAAATGCGTAATATAACCCATAATATTCAGTAATAGGATCTGCTGCATCAGGACATGACCATGTAAAATAACTCTCAATTCCTTTATAAGCATAACCTGATTTCAAAGGAGTATTCTGATAATAAATATACCATGCCTTTAAAATAAATTCATCCGCACCGAATGGTGGCAACATTGGAAAAAAATTAATGGCATATTCCATTGTTGTCTTATAGTCATTAAAGACAAACGTCTCCAGTGCATGATCCTGCAGGTTCAGTATCAACTTCTGCAACCCTGAATCATATTCTATTACCTGACTCTCATCAAGATATTGAAAATCCCCGTCCTGTTTATTATATTCCTGTAATAACCCTGGTGATGCTATCTCCTCCCCTACCGGAGTAATATTATTGGCAGCCACCCATGTTCCTGTGCGTGTAACGTCATCCAGACGTTCCAGAACCCACTTATCACCATAAAGGTAAAGATATGCCCCGAATGATCTGAGTGTCTTATTCAGCACCTCATACGTATTGTCGTAGTCCGTGGGATCGGTGTAAAACATATTATTCTCCACATATGTCTGAAAAATAAAGGAATCAATAGTAGTCTGGAGCATTGTTGTCTCAAACAATGTAGAATTGATATATAACTGTAACGGGAACTGTAATGGCATCAGGTCAATGCGTTCCAGTCCTGTCTTTGTAACTGCCTCCATGAGAATAGTCCATAGGCTTGTATTCTCAGATATGTCATCAAGACTATTCAGCAATAAACTGCCTGATGAATCTGTTGCACCGCCTGTAAGGAAATCACTTTCCAATCTGCGCAAATAGTCAGTGAACTGCAGGGAAATCTTTGACCACGGAAGGAACTGTTGTTCATTCATGTCGCATATTGAGAATCCCTGAAAGACTAATACACTGTCATAATAGATAACACATTTAAACTGCCTTTCGGTAGATGTAAGTAAGTCTTCAAGATAATCGAATGCCCCTTCGTTTATTATACCAATCTTAACTCCTGTTCCGATTACAGGTGTATCCTCATCTACATAATTAACTTCCAGTATAACCTCTGTTGTACGTACTTGTATTACAGCACCAGGATAGTTTGCCTTATATATCTGTACCGATACCTTCTTTTGGAAGTAGTTATAGAAATCAGATTGATATTTAAGGGAATAGACATCCATTATGTTAGTTGTTTACGTGTATTGGCTTTTCTGAGTATGCCTACTAATTGATTCTCTTTAATAACAAACTCCACTGGTTCAAACTGTAGTTGTGTTATGTTATTCAGTCCTTTAGGTATTACTGTCTCCCCTGATGTAAGGAGTGCGGGATAAGTATCGTTAGGAAATCCCCTTGGTACTGTACCACCTTTTGCACCCTTAATGCCTTCCCCTAATAAAAAGGCAGGAATACCAAATTCAGGTGCTGCTACTGCACCTACTAACCCTAATATTTTTCCTAAAAATCCGAGCCATCCACCACCTTTACCTCCCCCTTTAGGAATAATAGAATTTATTAGTTTCTCTGCAAGATTCTGAGCAATGATCCTTGTGAATGATTGTATAATCTGATTTGCAAAATCTTTCAAAGCATTACCAAATTTTTTAAAACCACCCGTCATAGATATAAATAAATTAGTAAAAGAATCTGTCAATGCATCTATTATTTGTTGTTGAGTAGTTAATTCTTTTATCCTCGTAATCATATATTTCACTATATCATCTTCTGGTCTATAATCTGCATCCCATAATCTATTTAATGTTTCTTTAAATAAAGATAATTGATCTCTTGCAGTGTTAAACGATTGTCCCATTGCTTGATTTTTCACAACTATTAAATCTAATTCTGATTGAAATCTTTGCATAAGAGATACATCAAAATCAACTCCAGGCATTACTGGACCTTTTGCTAATTTTATTTCCAATCCCAATGCACTCCTTAAATCTTTTTCCGGAATAGGTTTAATTGCACTGGTAGTTAATAATATGGCTTTTGCTAAATTTTGTAATTTTTTATCTAATAAAGAAATAGTAGTCCCAGATAATTCTTCTAATATATTCTGATATAACTTAGCCCTTTCACCTGCAGAATCAAATGCATCCCCTAAAAGAGAAGTCATACGAACAATTCTTAACTCCCCTGCTGCTAAATTATTCACTGCAGTAGTCTGTGATTCTGTAATACGTTCTGATTCTGCTAAATCTTTTGCTACTGCATCTTTGTATTGTGCTATTATATCTAATGTATGTTGTATTGCATTTGATTGTTTAGTATATTCATCAATTGTGTTTTGAGTTAAATCTTTTTCAACTTCGACTGAATATGTTCTGTCTTTAACATATTGATTAATACCTAACTGAATTTTATGTATCTCTGCCAAATACTTATTAGTCCATTCAGTCACAGTTTTTGGAGTCATATATAAAGCAGTCCTGCCACTTTGAATATCCTGAATACGACCATAATATTCTTCTAATAATCTTCTCTTCTCAAGAATTTCTTTTTCGTTTGCAATTTCTATATATCCAATAGTCTTTAACTTATCTAATTCTTCTTGTTTAACTGATATTAGTTGATCTATTGCTATTTTAGCTTCTTTTAATTGTTCTTCATTTGCATTTTTTAAATTACTTACCCATTTCGGATTTGATACAGTACCTGTGTTCTTATAAAGCATCTTATCAATTTTATTAGCCAATTCAATAGATGGAGAAGTAAAATTGATAGCACCTTGCATTTCTTCTATCCTCCCTTTCATTTCTTGTATTTTATCCCATATTTTCTTATAAATAGGAAGAATAAGAGCCAAGACAACGCCAAATCCAAGAAGTGATCCAATAGATGCCGAAATTGAAATAGCCATTCTACTTGCTGCAATGGCAGTTCCTTGAAATGCACCTGTTACTGCTTCTGCACCCATAACTGCACCTCTGAAACCTGCAGCAATTTTAGAAAACATCTGTCCAACTACTACTCGTTTACTCATTATAACCCATGCCTCACCAAGTAATTCAACTGCTTTAATTAATCCTGAGATACTATAAATTAATGCAGATGTTAAAAGAGATAATGGACCTAATGCAGCAATAACTGCCAATACGGTTAATTTATGTCTTTGTTGTGCTTCCGATAAAGAACCCCACCACTTAGTTAATTGATCGAGTTTTTGGACTAAATAATTTAATATATTAAGTATTGTAGGGGCAATTGTTTTCCCAAAAGTAATAAGAGATACTTGCGCTTTTGCGACTGCCGAATCTAATTGAAATTTTATAGTATTAGAAACTGCAGCTAATGCTACCGATAAAGAACCAGAAGCACTAGTAACCCGTTCCATTAATTTAGTATTATATTCAAAATTCTTTCCTGCAATAGATAAATAACCTGTCATTGCACGAATATTCGGAAAAACTTTTGCAGCTAATGTATCACCATAAGATACCTGTATATCCCGAAGTTTTTGCATTAAATTAATGACACCATTAGGACCACTTCTTAAAATATTTCTTAATTCATTATAAGAAGTTCCCATTGTTTTTAATGCCGCTGCACCTGCACCCCTGTCTTCCGATCCTTTCAATAATACATTAAATACTCCTTTAAGATATGTTGCTGCCTGTGCTGCAGTTGATCCTGTTAATGTAATAGCAGCCATACCTCCTGCTACCTGATCAAGTGAAACGCCAATCTGGGACGCAATAGGAATAACTGAACCCATTGCAGAAGCAAATCCCGTAGCCTCTGCCTTCCCTTCTCTTACAGCAGCAACCAAAACATCAGTAGCATACGCAGCATTCAACCCCGTTCCCCTATAAGCATTTAATGCAGAAGTTAAATAATCTGCTACTGATTTAGTTTCTCCCAAACCTGATGAAGCTGCTTTTGCTGAAAGTTGTAATACATCTAATGCCTCAGCTCCCTTTATACCTGATGATGCAATAAAATATAATGCATCTGCTAATGCTTGTGGAGTTTGCGCAACCTGCGGAGCCATTTTAAGAATTGCTTCACTCCATCTATTAACAGATTCTTGTGCAACACCAGCTAATCCTACAATTTTTTGTATAGAAAATTCATAATCTTTTGCCATACTAAATGCTGCTTTCCCCGCCATTATCATAGGTGCAGTAACAACAACAGATGATAAGTAACCAAATGTCCTGAATCTTTGACCTAATTGAGCAAGTGATGTAGATACTTTATTAAGAGCATCAAGTGCAGGATGAGCATTTAATCTTATTTCATTTTCTCTTAATGCTTGTTCATGTGCTTTATTAAATATCTCAGTTCGTTTTCGTGCTTCATTTTCTACTTTTTGGATTCTATTTGCAGTTTGCTTATCTTCTAATTGAGTTTGTTTTAAAATACGTTCATTCCGTCTTGCTGTTTCAGTAACTTCTGCATTAGATTGTTTTAATCTATTTGTAATAATTTGATCCGTCCTCCGCTTATCTTCAACAATAGCCGCATTCCAATCCTTATTAAATGCTGCGGTTGATTTTGCTGTCTGAGTTTCAATAGCGATTCTTTGATTAATTGCATCTGTAGCTATTGCATTTGTAACCTTATGACTTGTAGCAATTGTATTTATTGCATTCTTTTGAGCCACTGAGTTACTTATTTCTGCTGCAGAAATAGCAGTTAACCCACCTGCAGGAGTTCCTTGTGGTGTAACAATAGGAGTAACAGGAATTGTAGGAGTTCCCTTACTACTTGTTATAATAGGTGTTTTATTCCCAACAGAACCAACGGCAAGATTGGCATTGGCTACTGCAGCACTTGCAGTATTGGCAGCAGCAATTTTAGCAGCAAAAGACGTTGCAACACTTCCCATCTCCACCGATGCCATCTTGGATGCAACAATAATCTTATTAATAGATGCAACAGAAGTACTTCCCATAATAGTAGCACTACCACCAACCTTTAACATGGCATTAGACATTGCAATAAGAGAGGCATCAATACTCTTTACTGCCTGCAACATCTGTTGCTGAAAGAGAGATATTGTTCTCCCAGCCTGACTGGTATCAAGGATAAACTCCGCTGTAAGTGACCCCATGTTTGCCATTACTTCTGTCTTTTAGTTGGTTTCCTGTTCATATCTTCCTTATCCCTTTTCACCTTCTTGTTCTGTGCATCGGCTATCTCTATAAATATCTTCTTCATATCCTCCGCACTCTGCTGTGGCGTTTCTTCTCTTCTGTCCCCACTCCAATCCGGCATGAAATCTATTGGAACAGTCATCTTCACACCTTTCTCTCCATGAATACTCAGAGCAAGATTTGTAACAACCGATGCCAGTTGTGCTATGCCAAACTCCTCTCTCCACCTGCCAATCGGATCTAACTTGTCTATAGCCTCCCATTCCTGCAACTGTTTTAAAGTTAATCCCCTGTCTACCCTATGTAAGACAGGGATTCCAAAAATATAATAAGTCTTAACAGCACCCCTTAATAGATGATCAGGGTGCGTTATACCTAATTCTCTACATAGTCTGAATTGGAACTGCCGACTTGGTCGGCTACGGAGTTTTTTACTATCGCCTCCTTATCCTCTTCAGTTATAGCATTTAACTTCTGTGCAGTGTTTATGATCTTCTCTAACCGTTTTGCACTCATGTTCCTACTCAATACAGGATAATCCTTCGGTTCAAGGATCGCACCTCCCGCTTCATCGCATAACGTCACTACTGCAAGTTTCGCCCTAAAATCTTCAGTAGCCTGTTCATAACTCACAATCATCCCTTTTGAGTCCCTGTTCTTTTTTAACAGTGATTGTTCAAACACATCCCTCTCATGTCCTGTCATCTGACGGACATATACATAATCGCCATTGTCAAATTCAACTTTTACGATCTCAAGTTTTTCCTTTGCTAAAAGATTTTCTTTGCTTAATAAATTTCCCATGATTTTAATTTTTTTGGTTAAAAAATATGTTTAAAAAAATATCCTGATTAGATAACTGTTGTTAGTAAGACGAACCTCCTGTTACAAATATCACCTCACCACTGATCTTTATGGTGCAATCTGCTGATATTTTATCATCTGTCGGTATTGACAGAGGGAGTTCCGTTACCAGACCTTCAAACTCCAGTGAGGAGAGTGCTGTGTCTGATAGAGTAATAAGATACTGATTTGCTACCGCACTTTGAAAATCCTCCTTAACGGCTGCATAAGAAGCAGCAGTAAAGTTCATTTTAAGCGAAATAGTCCCAGCATCCCTGAATCCAGTAATAAATTCCCGATAACCACCTGTGGAGTCAAGGGACGTCACATCAAGAAACGCCCTCGTCATACTTGGTCCGGTTATCGAATTGACTTCTGCCAATGCAACGTATTTTTTTCCGTCCCATCTTTTAAAAGTCGTTCCTACACCTGATACTGCGGCACTTGCCATTTAGTTTACCTCCTTTTTAAATTTTACACAGTTCTTCGCTGTGCATTAAAGTTTACAAAAAAAATTGCATTCCCGTTATCGTCCCATTCAAGCAGTGCGGGTCCACTCGAACAATAGATAACAGAATATAAAGTACCGTTAATAGTTGTTTGATTAACTCCATGCAACGAATCCTTTATCTTTTCTATCAGACTCCATCCGTCTGAATATTTAATATTTCTTACTCTCACCTGTATAGAAGGGTATTCATATCCTACTGCATTAAGTCCCAGATATGGGGGGAATCCTGGTGTATCATATATTGTCACACAATTAATAGGTTTGGCAGGTTCTTTTCCTACAAACAGGTTAGCACTGTAATCCAATCCCAAACTTGAAGAATCATTTGTCGATTCGTCATAGTTTTCCAGATACCACTTTATATCAATAGCAGGACTGTTCATTTCATTATTATTACATTTTTCCTGATAACATCCAATACTTTATCCCTGTTCCGATAAACTGCCTCCTGAAACCATTTAGCACCAGAACCAGATCTTTTAAACTTTGCTTCTACATTCTCATGCACATAAACGGCATAATGGGCACTATATCCCATTACAAGCATTATCCTCCCAACTGCGGCAGCAGATACACACCTTGCCTTATTCTCTGCAACGGCAGCAACATGATCCGTTGCCATCCTTGCAGCAGTAGCAGTAAGTTTTGATGGAACATTTGAACCCTTTTCCCTTTTAACATTCCTGAATCCTGTATTCCATTTATCATTTGGCATCTTACCCTGTGCCGTTGTCACGAACCAACTGGAACGCAGATTACCTAAATCCAATGGTGTTATATAAGGAGTCCTTTCTGTATCTTCTCTTATCATCGCTGCTGCCTTTATCAATCCCTGTATGCTCGCACCCTCTATCTTTTTTATTTCAAGTTGCAGGTTCTCCATTATCTCCTCAAACCCGAAGACATGAGTATTGGGAAATAATGCACTGTATTTTAATTTCTTTAACCTGAACTGTGCCATTTAAAATCCTCCAAAACTTAAAC